AAGGTTGCCTGTGTATGTGGGCAAGTAATTGGCCACATTGGCGTTTGAATAGTTAACACCTGGAAGATTTGTAAGCTGGCTACCATCACCAATAATGTAAGCACCGGTCACATTGCCTGTAGAGCTAACTATGCCAGCAGTCAGCGTGCCTGCTGTGACAAAGTTTGTGGCAGTAACATTGGCTGTAACGTTTAGTGGCGAATTGACATTGCCAGCAACACTGAGATTGCCAGTGGCATTTAAATTTGCGCCAGTAATATTGCCCAGTACTGTGATGCCGTTGGCAGCAAAAGTGTTAGCTGCCAGAGTGGTAAACGCACCTGAAGCAGGTGTGATGTTACCAATAGGAATATTATTGATTGCGCCAGAGGCAGACAGCTGCCAACCTTGGCCGTTCCACACCCAAGTTTTTCCGCCAAAACTGTATGTTTGATTCAGTGTTGGATTGGTTGGAAAATTTAATGTTGGCATTTTTTTATGTCTATCTTAATACTTATTTGATTTTTAAACTGCGGTATTGTCACTGACATAACTCCAACGATTGTTTGTGGTGTCCCAAAATGCCATTTTGCCTGCTGGTGTTGTGCTGTTTGATACTGTGGCAACCCACCCTACTTGTCCAGTATAAGTTCTTAAATTTGCTGCTGTATAAACTGGCAGTTTCATAAATCCGCCAGTAGCAACTGTGACATTTGTGGCGCTGACATTTCCATAAAGATAGCTGGCATACACCGAATCATATTTTAAAGCAGATGACCCAATTTCATAAACTCCAGTGATGCCAGGCATGATACTGCTGTTGGTTTGTACATTACCCACACCGTTTGCACTCAATACCAAATTTTGATTTAGTGTGGTTGTGGCTATTACATTATCTTTGAGCGATATGGTTGTGCCTGGCAAGCTGTTGCTACCTTGCGGAAAAGGTGCACCATTGGCATAAAAATAGTTGTTGGTATAAACTGCATTTGCATTCACATTGCCTGTCACGCTCAAGTTACTAAAACTCAAAGGACTGCTGGTTGTGAGTACCGTGTTGCCATTCACTTTTAAGTTTGCTCCATCTGCTGTTATTGGCAAGCTGTTTAGATAGATTGTGCTGTTGCTGACCCAGAGGTCTTTCCATTGGCGCACACTGTTGCCCAAGCTGTAACTGTTATTAGTGCTGGGTATGATGTCTGACGACAAATTAGTTAGATCAACATTACCGTTGCCTGTTCCGCCAGAACTGAAACTTTGATAAGCTTCTAGTTCTGCCCATTGGTTACTGGTGTTGTCATTGAAGTAGAGGTACTGTATGCCAGTATCACTTTGAATCCAGATATCGCCAATGTTAGCAGCTAAAGGCGGCGTGGCAGCAAATGTTACAGAAGTTGCGCTGCCGCTGCCGTTGCTGATGCCAGTTAAAAATGCGCCGTTACCGTAAAAGTATCTACTATAAACACTGTCAAATCTTGAATTAGCAGTTCCTAAATCGTATACAGAATCAATGCCAGGAACAACAGAACTGTCAACTGTGATGGTACCAACGCCGTTGCCGGCTAGTACTAATGCTAGATTTTGTACCGTGGTAGATATGCGATTGTTGCTAATTACAACCTGTGAGTCTACAGGTCCGGCCGTCCAGATGTTGGCAAAGTTATTGTTAACTGCATCAAACGCATTGCGCAGGCTTTCGCCTGTACCGTCGTTTGCCACCGCACCGGTGTTGATTACTTGTTGTGTCATGCTGAATCTGGCCCTATTGTATATTTACCAGGGCATGTCCTATGCTGACTTTGGGTCAAACACCAAACAGGCTTTGGAAATCTCCAATGTTTAGGCGTGAGTATCGGGGGTGTTTGTTAAATTCTGGCACGTCTGCTGTGACTGCTCCATGCACTCTAATGAAGTTTGTGTGCGGATAATCTTGCATGACTTTGAGCAGTTGACGTTCCCAATTGCCAGTATAAGTTGGATTTGCTCCACTGCGCTTGTAGAATTCAGAGTCGGCGTATAGATTGTTAAATCGTTCATTAATACCGGCCATATCAAATCCTAACAAATAAATATCCATGTGTTGATCCGCTGCTGCAATTGCTGTTGCTAATGGTCCAGAACTGTATCCCCAGTATTGATCAGGAACACGATGCGCACCAAGTCCATCAAGTGGTTTTCTAGTGTAGAATTTGTTTTTTAGTGGGTAACCTGAATGCTGTATTTGCTCGCTAATTGGGCGATCAGTAGCAATCAACACATCTGGTGTAAAATCTCTGTACAACGCATTGCACCCATAGATTGTGCCGTGTGTGCGCAAATGTTCCAAATTAATACCTTTACGAGTAACTCCGTTACCTAATACAAACGCTGCGGCCATAAAAAATCCTCCCAGTATATATCCGGGAGGATTGTGAGTTGCTACAAATTAGCTTGTAGCGTTTTGTATCAGGGCAAGGTTCAGTAAATTCTGTTGTCCGCTTTGAGCAGACCCAGTATTGACTCCACCAGTGGTGCCTGACTTTATCATTGTGCCTTCGTCTGTGAAGAAGTTGGCCAATGCACGAACGTCTGCAACAACAGAAGTAGCGGCATAGTTTGATCCACCTTCCCAACCTAGCATGAAACGATTAGTTAGTTTAGAAACATACACTTCAGAACTAGTATCATCAACATAAGCAATACTCATGTTACCGTTTGTGGGCGATGCTGCATTACTAAGAACACAAACACCAACTAGGTTCACACGGCCTGTACCGGTGTTAGCGTTTACGACAGTACAAGTAAAAATTGTACCTACTGCATAGCCTGCAGGAGCACCATATGATGTCCAGACAGTGTCACCCACTGTGGTAATACGATAGGCATTTCCCACAACAAGAGCACTACGGCTGGTACTATCACCAACTAGGTATTTGTGGCTGCCTTTTTGGCGGATAATATAACCCGCGGCTGTACCAGCAGCTGATCCAGAAGCCAATGTAATGTTTACTTCCACTAATGTACGAGGATTTGTAGCTGAAGTGGCAGCAGAACTTGCACCACCAACCACGCCCACATATTGTGTACTGTCCAGGGTTTGAACAGGTGAGTTGTAAACTGGATCAGTTAATGATCCAAAGTTTGGATAACCAATGTCGACGTTAACGGCTGCGCCGCCATTGCCTGAACCGGTAGAACGTTTTTGAATTTTTAGAGGACGACCCATTTGTTTTCTCCTTAACAGAAGTCCGATGCGGGTTCTAGCCGCTACGCGGTGGGGTTAATACCGCATAAAACGCCAATTTGCGTTGACAAGTATTTAGCGAAAATGTAAAATGGCTTGAACTGCACCTTAAATATAGCCATGGATACACAACTTTTAATTGCTCAAGGCAACGAATACCGAGCACAAAATCAACCAACTGAAGCTCTCAAATGCTATGCTCAAGCATTTGTAGAAGACATGGACTTGGCTGCTGCCTGGAACAACTATGGCAATGTCATGAGAGAATGTGGGCAACCTGCACGAGCTGTGCCATTCTTACAGCATGCCATTGTGTTAGAACCACAGAATGTCACAGCCCTTTTTAATCTAGCAGTAAGCTATTTGATCCAGGGCAACTATGCTCAAGGATGGCCTTTGTATGAAGTGCGTTGGAACTATGAGCATCTTGCCGGTCAACTGCCCAAACACACACAGCCACGTTGGACTGGTCAAGACTTAAAAGACAAAACTATCCTTGTGGAAGGCGAACAAGGTCATGGAGACAATATTCAGTTTGTGCGCTTCTTGTGGAACTTGCATGTGGCAGGTGCAAAGATCAAACTCAAAGTAACAGACGGATTGATTCCTTTATTAAGCAACAGCCCCATCATTGAACGAGTTGGCGGCTATTTAGATGATGTTGGCAAGTTTGACTACTGGATTCCTATCATGAGCATTCCTGGCATCTTGGGTGTCACACTAGAAAACTTGCCAAAGCCTGTGAACTATCTCAACGTAGATATGAAAAAACAGCAAGAATGGTTGCAAATACTAGGTCCCAAGACTCGCATGAGGGTGGGATTTTGTTGGAGTGGCCGTCGTGATGCTTGGTTGAATCGTCACAAGGGCATGCCGTTTGAAGACATGCTGGAACTGATCCGAACAAATTCTCAATATGAATGGGTTAATTTGCAAATTGATGCCACACCCGAAGAAGAAGCAGCACTAGTGGAAGCAGGAGTCAAGGCATATCCTGGCAGTATTACAAGTTTTGTAGACACTGCGGCCTTAATCATGGCCATGGACGTTGTAATTGGCGTGGACACTGCTGTATCACATCTTAGCGGAGCACTAGGTCGTCCTACCTGGATTATGCTCAACTGGTTTGGTACAGACTGGCGCTGGTTGTTAAATCGTGATGATTCACCATGGTACTCAACTGCACGCCTGTTCCGTCAGCCCGCAATGGGCGACTGGGCCAGTGTCAAGAAAAAAGTTAGTCAATATCTCAGTTGGATGAAAGTTTGACCATATCTTTAAGAAGATTTTTTCTAAATTTTTCGCTATGAAAAAATTCTTTGTTACAATCGACTCTATGTTTGTTGGCATGATAGATTGCCACAAGATCTTGTTTGAGAAAATCTTCTAAAAAATTTACTATAATACTAATCCGATCTCTTGGACTTTCTAAGTGGTCCCAAGTATACCAAGGTACAATATCCTCAAACATATCTAAACCTAGTTCTGTTAAATGTTGTGCAGCATTTTGAGGTCCTAAAATAATAGGTATCATTTTTGTTACAAAAGGTTTAGCTGTTTTTTCACTGAGTAATGTATAGGATATTGAAGACTCAGTCACTAGATTAAATGTGTGAGTGCTCCAGACTGGGTGTGATACTCCTACATCTGTAGTATCTTCTTTATCTTCATCAATTAACACAAAAGGCAAATAATGTTTTTTGCGTTCAAATTCAGTTATCTCTAATTGAGTTAAACTGTGAAACGCATGTTCAAATTGTTTGCCGTGTCCATGATTACCAAACGTATATGATATTTTTGAGAACCATGATTTTTCTACAATAGTATTAAACAACAAAATCCTGTGCCAGGTTGGTGTTCTGTTTAAACAAAACAGTCCTTGAGTTTTATTTTCTAACACATCATACAAATTGAGTTGTTTCCCTTCATTTGCATACCACAATGGTTTTTTTGCTGACCACATCCATAACCAAAGTGGAAAATAAAAATAGTGGCTAGTATTGGATTGATAATTAAAATCGCAATGTAGCACAACAGTTGGAGCATACAATTCACAATATTCAACCAATTGTTCTATGGTATGAATGAGATTGCCGTTACAAGTGGTACTAAACTGATTGTGTTTTAGTCCCACTACATTGTGAGTAATGTCAATTAGTATAAAATCTAACTTACCTGCGGCACTAAGCACCGTGTCAATGTCAGAAAATCTATTAATGTTGTTGTCAGTAAAAAGAAAACAAGTTTGATTGGGAAGAAATTGATTCAAATAATCTCGCGCATAATCCTTAGGATAAATTGGATCAATGCTATTTGCGTATATAATATTCATTCAAATACTTAGCCAACAAAAAACCTGCCGAAGCAGGTTTTTGCCTTCCCATCCCTGGGTTGGATTCTCTGATTAGGAGAATGACAAGTTAGATACTGCGATCTCACCAACATAGTCGCCGGCGTTACCGAACGAACTTGCAGTGTTGGTCAACTCAATGTAACCATAACGTGTCATGAATGACACCACTGGTTCAAAGGTTGTTGGATCCAACACAACACCACT